CTGAGGATACACATAGTATTTTGTGAGCTGTATATCCATCCAGCCCCTGGAGTGCCTTATTTTATAGGGGTTTGTGAGGTAGGTAACAATAGTAATGCACACTTACGCGTGCCTACATGCGACTAGGTTGATGTATAGTTATAGCACTACATAGCGTTGACTTATCAAACGCTGTGATTATAGGCATTTGCGCGTGTTTGCATGTAGTACTATCACGCTACTGTGTTTACATTCAGTACACGCTATACGTATCATATGTGTGTTAAGTACTGGATGGATGAATAGTGCATTGTCGGATTGTCGGACAGTAGGACAGTCGGACAGATGGACATGCATACACACTGTATAGTTGTACAGTATCTATGTGAGGGTGTAAACTGCGAGCCTTGTCAAGAGGGAGTTAGCATCTATGTCGTTCGCCACATCGCAGCCAATCGTTAACAGGTTCTTTGGTGGAGCAGACGTTGCAACAGTGTTGCGTACACATCTGCTAGCTAATGTTCCTAATCGGCAACGTGAAAGATTCAAGGTTGTATCGCAAACTGTGCGCGCGTCAATTCGCATGCATCCTACGCGTGTGGAGCGCATCATGCGGCGCGGCGCTGTTGCTGCGTTTGTGCTTGATCTAGTGAATTAAAATTTATGGCACGCGGTAAGAAATCAATAGTTCCCAAGCGCGTTGTTAAGCCGCTGGCGCTCTATGAACATCAGAGCGCAGCGGTTGATGCGTTTAAGCTTGAGAATATTATTAGGTTTCTTCTTATCTGGCATCGACGTGCAGGTAAAGACGTATTCGGACTGGACTTTGCAAGGGAGCGTGCGCATGAACGTGTTGCGGCTTATTGGCATTTGTTTCCCTTTCATGTGCAAGCGCGTCGCGCGATCTGGAAAGGCATTGATTCGCGTACTGGTGAACGTTTCATAGATCGCGCATTTCCTGAAGCGTTGCGTGACCATACTAATGATACTGAAATGTCGATAACGTTTAAGAACGGCAGCAGTTGGCAAATGCTAGGTTCTGATAACTATGACCGTTTAGTCGGTGCGAATCCGGGTGGAGTGTTGTTCTCAGAGTGGGCGTTGTGTGATCCAGCAGCATGGGATTATATCCGGCCCATCCTTGTAGAAAACAAGGGATGGGCTATGTTCATTACTACGTTCAGAGCGCGCAACCATGCCTATCGAATGTATCAAACGCTCAAGGGCAATCCAAATTGGTATGTTGATTTACGTACTATTAACGACACACGACGCAACGATGGAAAGCCTATCGTTACGCCTGCTGATGTTGAAAAAGAAATTGCTGAGGGAATGAGCCGTAGCCTTGCACAGCAAGAATTTTATTGTGATCCCGATGCTTCTAATACTGGAACGATATTCGCACGGCAGTATCAACGGTTGTTGCAGGTTGTTCCAACTGTGTGGACACCTAATAACAAGATTGTGCGCGTGGCATGGGGAATGAAAGACGAGGGAATATCTGCGGTTGCGTATCAAGATAATTTGATAATTGGAGCAAGCACGTTCTTAGAACAGAATATAACAGACGCTGTGCAAATCATGACGCAACGCTATTCGCGGTCAACGCTTGTGCATAGTGGTGTCAACCTTGATCCAACTTTATTCGCAGGTCTGGACGGTGACGGAGTTGTGTCTATTCCTGAACCTAATCAACACATGGCAGATGGTAGAGCCGCTGCATTGCTTAATTTGTGTCAAGCCACATCAGCAGCGCGTGAGGTGCTTGCTGATTTTTGCATGACGTATACGCCTTACCGCGATATGAACGACGATACAACGTTAACGCATCCGTCACTTGCTCAGGCGTTGATGGTTATGCAAAAGACGTTGCCAATTAAAAGCAAAACGCGCCCATTAAATTATTCATCTTATGATCGCGGAGTTATTTAAATGAAAGCTGAGGAAGAAACTAAGTTAACGCAGGACTTGCGCGGAATGCTTGTGCATTGCGTGGGGTTTGATGGGGATGAACTCGCAGAGTCGCGCAAACAATCATATGATTACTATTTTCAGCGTCCGCGCGGCGATGAAGTAATTGGACGCAGTTCGATTGTGACTGGCGACCTTAGCGCCATGACGGAAGGCAATCTTGCATTGATGACTGAGCCGCTTTTAGATAAGCGCATTGCTGAGTTTTGCTCTTATGATGCCGCAGATGAAGAACAGGCCAACTTAGAGTCTGATTGCGTGCAGGTAATGTTATTCAAACGGCAGAATGGTTTTATTGAGTTGACTAGCGCGATTAAAGACGCGCTGCAATTGCGTAATGCTGTTGTAAAAATTTATGTTGACGTGCGCACACATAAAAAGAATGTGCGGCGTGAGAATGTCGCAATTGAAGTTGTTGACGAGCTTATTGCAACTATTCAAAAGGACAACAACGGTAGTAAGGTTGACATACACTCTTACGATCCAAAAACCAAGCGGTTATCCGCTACTATTACAAAGACTACGCGTAAATTTCGCGTGGAGTCTCTTGCGCCTGAAAATTTTCTTTATCCGAAAGATTGGCATAGACAGGATTTAGAAGATATTCCGTTCTGCGCTGAAAGGCATGTAGAAACGCGCAGCACGTTAGTAGAACGCGGATTTCCGAAAGACAAGGTTGCTCAGTTGCGGCGCTGGAATAATCCTTTTCAGACTGCAACTGATGCACGATTACCGCGCTCTGTGACACCTATGAGCATGCCTATCGATAAATCGCAGGAGTTAGTCGAATGGTACGAAGCATATGTGAAGATGGATGATGGGGAAGGCACAGCAGAATTGCGCCGCATCTGCTTTAGTGATCAATTTATCTTGCAGGATGAGCCGGCGGATTTAGTTTGCTATGCGACAGGCGTCGCTATTATCAATCCTCATACATTCATGGGGATTTCGCTGTTCGATAAAATTAAATGGGTTCAAGATTCCACAACCGCGCTAACACGCGCGTTGATGGACAATCTAAACGCCACGAATAAAAACAGAACAGCGCATCTTGATGGGGTCTGTGAAACAACGGACATTGAAGATGGACGAACTAATGGCAGCATTCGAGTCAATCCGCAGCTTGTACAGGATGTACGTCAAGCCATCATGGCGTTCGGTATACCTGATACATCGGCGAACATTCTTTCTAATCTTGATCATTTCCGCAGCGTGCGGTCTGAGTCTGGTGGCGCTGCGCTTGATCTAGCAACCGGGCAGATGCAGCTTAATGACCGCGTTGGATCTCAGGGGTTAGACCGTGCATATAGTGTTATGGAGTCGCTTGCGCTGTTTATGACTCGCATCATTGCTAATACGCTTGTGCGCACCATGTATATGATTGCGCACGAAACGCTTAGAACCCAATGGAAAGAACCCATAATGTTCAAGCGTGGGAATAAATGGGTTCAGACGAATCCGTCGCAATGGCGTGTTCGTGATTCAGTTGAGGTTAACTTGGGCAAGTCTCTTAATGATCGTTCGCGTGAAAGCGGAGTGCTGTCGCAGTTACTTGACCGTCAAGCGTTCTTAGCTGCAAACGGCATGGAGGAAATTCTTGTCGGTGTAACTGAGTATTATTCTGCAATGAATGCATGGCTGCGCATCAACGATATTGAGAACCCTGAAAAGTTCCTGATTGATCCGCGAAGTGATCAAGCAAAGGCGGCGATGCAGCGCAAGGCACAATCGCAGCAGATGCAGCAACAGAAACAAGATGCAATGTTGCAGCAGACGATTGCACTTGAACAGGTTCGTACAGCGTTGGAGAAATACAGAATTGATGTAGAAACACAGTTTAAGTATTACTCCGAAGTGTTAGGCGCACAGATTGAGGAAGCAAAGATTACAGCTAACGGCGTTATTGAAATCCGCAAGTTGTTGGCGAATGCGGCAATGACTGCGCAGCAACAAACTGAGGAATCTGCAAATGACACCGGACGAAAGGTTAAGAGCGGCGAAAGCGCTGAATCAGAATCTTCTACTTGAAGAATCATTCGATAAAACAATCGCAAATTGTTTTACCGCTTGGCAAGCATCGCGTGATGTAGCAGAACGCGAAGAACTTTGGGCGAGAGTTAAAGCAATACACTTAGTGAGGAATGAAATTTATGCAGCCGTCAAATCCACGCTCCGAGATGAGCGGTAATAATCAGCCTACGCCTAGCGGCGTAAGCTCTGGCGTTGTTCCTACCGGCAAAGGACCAGCAGCGCCGAACGTTCAGCAGCAGCAAGCGGAAGAACCGCGCCGTCTGTCTCTTGCTGAATTGTTTGCGGAAGATGATGGAGATAACAGCGATGGTGATAACAGCGCTAGTGATGATCCATCTATTCCCCCCGATAGTATGGAGGGGTTGAGCAAGCGGCTAGGGTTCAAGCCCGAACAAATCTATAACGTGAAAATTCCGTTGGCCGATGGAGCGGAGCCGCTAACCATTGGACAGCTAAAGGACCGCGTTGGAGAGCTTGTAGACTTGGAAACTCGCGAAACGCAGTTCGAGCAAAGACGCATTCAGTCTGAAGGCGAATTGCTGCGTTCGCAGACGGAAATCCGCGAACTGCTAGGAATGATTCCGAAGGAACACATTAAACCGGAAGTTGTAAACAAGATTCGCTTGCGTCATGAAGACAATATGAAGCGTGAACGCATTGCAACGCTTGAGCACATACCGGAATGGAGAGACGAGAAACGGCGCGTTGAAGACCTTCAAGGAATGATTGCATTCACTAAAGAGTGGGGGTTCGATGAAGGATTCCTTGCAACTGTGAGTGATCATCGCGCAGTGAAGTTCATTCGGGATATGTACATTAGAGATAAGCGGATCAAGAAAGCGCTTGCCAACGTAACAACGCCCGATAGTAAAGGGCAACGTTCGTCCGGCAAGGCGCGCAAGCCTGCTATCCGTCCGAATGCGCAGCAGTCGCAACGTAAAAGCGTCGCGCCTGACCAGCGTTCACGCATTGCTGCACTTTTCAATCAATCGGAGTAATTAACACATGGCTGCGCCAGCAGATTATCTTGACGTTAGTGACCTAAAAGCGGTCCTTTCGGGCGGTCTAGTACGTGAAGACGTGCTTGACTCCATTTTTGACATTAGCGACGTTCCTACTGTCTTTCTTGACATGATTGGAACGGATTCATTCAGTAACAGTTATTCAGAGTGGACGGAAGACAGGCTTGCCGCGCCTGTTCTGACTAATCGCCGTGTCTCTGGTAGCGACGTTGCAAGCACTGATAATGATGCAACTGTAGCCAATGCTAAACGCGTTGGTAATCACGCTCAAATTTCCACTAAGGAAGTTATGGTTACAGAGCGTGGGCAGGCAGTTGATGTTATCGGCCGCAGCGATGAGATGGGATATCAGACAGCACAGCGCTTGCAGGAATTGCGGCGAGATGTTGAAGGCATTTGTACTTCACAAGGACAGGCATCTGTACAGGATGACGGTGCAACTGTTGCAGGCCAGAGCGCTACGCTTGGTTCGTGGATCACTACGAATAAGAGCTTGGGCGCTGGTGGAGCTGTGCCGGGGTTCCAGACTGGTACTAAACTTGTAACTGCACAGACAGCGGGTGAAGAACGGGCGCTGTCGTTCGATACGATGATTGGCCCAATGATCGAAGCGGTCTATCTGCTTGGAGGTAATCCAACTGTGCTAATGAGTGTTCCCGGTGCGACTAAGCGCCTTGCAAAATTCCTGTTTACTACTCCATATGCTGCGGCTCCAACTGCAAATATTAACGGTAGTGGTGCAGGCGTTGCGCAAGTCTCGCAGGGTTACATCGACACATTCAAAACGGACTTTGGAACGTTGATGCAGATTGTTCCTAATCGCTTGCAACAGACTTATGCGTCTATTGGTGCAGATCCTGATCCGCAAGTTGCGAATGTTTACGGGCTTGACCCGCGATTCTGGAAGCTTGGTTTGTTGTACGGCTGGAAGGTTGAGCCGCTTGCAAAGCTTGGGCTATCGCATCGGAAGATGTTGCATGTTGATTGGATGCTGAAAGCGTTCCTTGAACGTGCAAATTTCTTGATTGCGGATATTGATCCGACTGTTGCTGTGACAACTTGAGGTAATTAACATGCACCCTAATCGGCGCGTTGTGCTCGAATCAGTGAAGCGTGTGCGTGACGGTATCGAAGCGCATCGTAATCCCTCATTTGCACGGCACACAATGCGAATCCCTGAACAGGATTTCTTTGCATTGCGCAAGCTGTTTCCGGATCTTGCTAATCACAATAATCCGGACGCACAGCGCGCCGCTTGGGACCAGTTTGAAAAATCCCCGTTGTCGGAACCCTATCGCGTGGGGAAACTTGTGCGAGGAATCATCAGACAGGGAGTAATTAAAAAGTGATTTACTCAGAATTACAAACCGCAATTCTTAGCGATACACATCGCGAGGATTACTCAGATTTCATCGTGCGCTTCATTCAACAGGCTGAAGCGCTGATTGCCATTAGTCTTGAAGGCTATTTCCTTGAGACAGCTATTGATGAAGACGACCGCGCTATTGAGGCGATTTATACACTGCCTGCAAAAGTGACAATGATGCGGCACGTGATTTATAACAACTGCCCATTGCGGCAGCTAGATGAATCCCTAGTTGCACAGTATCGCAGTGTTACCGATGTAGTCGGTTATTGCATGCGTGATTCGCAGATAGTCTTTGCAGGTATACCGCCCGAAGATGCAGAATTCGAATTGAAGTATTTCGGCATGCCCGCTGCATTGGTGAACCCAACTGATACTAACGCGCTGTTGAATGATTGCCCGCAACTGTACATAGAAGCGGCGCAAGTTTATTTGTTTAAACGTGCGCGAAATTTCGAAGCGTCTAGTGCAATGTTTCAGAGCGTTACGTTTTTAATTAAGGAGATAAATCGCCGGATGAAAAAGAAGCTATCCGGTGGACAGTCTGCAAATGCTTACAACGTTTCTTTTCGGAGTAGCTACTAATGGGACTTGAAACCGCAACGCTGATACATGAGCTAGACCCTGCCAATCCGGTCGGTGCATCTGATCCTAAATCGCAGGGTGATAATCATCTGCGGCTTATTAAAGCCTGCATTCAAAATACGTTTGCTAATGTTGACGGTGCAGTTACCGCCAGTCATACGGAAATGAATAAGCTTGCAGGATTGACCGCAACAACCGCAGAGCTTAATAAGCTCACAGGTACTGCGGCAGGACTCACAGCGGCAGAGCTTAGTGTGCTTGACGGTCTGACTGCGACAACCGCAGAGCTTAATAAACTTGCAGGGACTGCGGCAGGACTCACAGCAGCAGAGTTAAGCGTGCTTGACGGAATCACTGCGACAACTGCCGAACTTAATAAGCTTGCTGGCGTAGCTGCTGGATTAACAGCAGCGGAACTAAGTTTCGTTGATGGCGTTACAAGCAATATACAAACGCAGTTGAACGCAATTACTGCATTGCTTGCTAATTTAATTTCAGGAACTTATACGCCAACGATTAGCGGAACATCAAACTTAGATTCAACAACGCCGCAAGTGTGTAGATACATACGCGTTGGAAATTTTGTTATGGTGTCCGGGCAAATAACAGTAGATCCAGCCGCAGCAGCGCTTACGTTTATGAATGTGTCGTTGCCAATAGCTTCAAATCTAACAGGAGGTAATACAGTGTTGTCTGGTATCTGCACCGTTAATCGCGGGCCGCCAGCAGTTTTTGGGCGTATTGTTGGCGTCGATGCAAGCGATAACGCGCAATTTGTATGGCTAGATACTGGTTCGTCTTCTACCGCGCTTAACTTTGATTTCACTTATCAAATCAATTAACGAGAATCAAATGGAAATATCAGATGCGCTGTCAATGATTCAAGGGGGCGGAAATATCGCGCTGTGTGTCTGTACTGTCTTTATTTATCGTGCAAGCGAACGACTGGCGCGAATTGAGAAAGCGTTAGACAGGTATATCCAGGAAAATGCAAAATGAAAAAATCATTGCGCCCGGTAGGTGGGCATATCCTTGATATAGATCCACATGAATTGTCCGATCAAGTTTTATCACTTGCTCGGAATGTTCATATGCGGCGGGGATTTCCGTCACGCATACGCGGGCGTAGATCAATTTACACTGCGTTTCCAACTATTCCCTATCATCTGCTTAACTTCAACCTTGGCGGGTTTAATTGGTGGCTGCAATTCGGTGATAACGACATATGGGCAGTTGAAACAAGTAACGAATTCGATGTTTCATATGCAGGCCAGAGCACGATAACAAACCCGTATGAATGGTCAAGCACGTTGCTTAATGGTATTCCATGCTTCACTAACGGCAAAGATGCGCCGCAGTATTGGGCAGGTAGCGGCGCAGCGGATGCACTAGCGTTGCCGGGGTTTCCAGCAACAACGCTATGTAAATTTATCGTAGCATTTCGTTTTCATTTGTTTGCATTAGATATAAATCAGCCATCAGGTTTATTCAATAATCTGATTTTGTGGAGTGAAGCCACAGAACCGGGCGCAGTACCGCAAACGTGGGCACCAGCGCCAAGCAATGAGGCGGGTTCTGCGTTTCTTGCTGATAGTCCTGGCCGCTGTGTGTCAGGCGTTCCGCTCGGTACACAGTTAATGATTTACAAGCCTACGTCATTTCATGCAATTGAATATGCAGGGCAGCAACCGGATAACATTTTTGTTGTGCGACCAGTTGTTCGTTCAACTGGTCTGATTGGTCCGCATGCACTAAAGACAATCGGTTCACAACAGGCCGCAGTAGGAAATGATGATGTTGTTCTAACTGATGGTATCAATGTAAAGAGCATTGCGGACAATCGCATCAAGCAGGCTTTAAAAAATAGTATTGACGAAGACAATGCACAGAATGTCTTTACTATCTATGATGACTTTGCGCGCGAACTTTGGGTATGTATACCAGAGTCCGGAAGCCAGTTTGCAACAGTTGCACATATATGGGATCAATCGCGGGATAATTGGGTAACGCGTGACTTAAACGCAGTTAAATACGGCACAACCGGAATCGTTGATGATAATGTTCCATCTCCCGGATGGGATGCAGATTCAGAAGTATGGGACGATGATCTAAGCACATGGGATGAATCGCAGCAGGGCACAATTCCAAAGGTTGTGCTTGCAGAAAACGCGGCTGTATATGTTGAAGATGTACCAGAGGCAAACCTAGTTGACGCAGTGATTCAGCGGCTTGATTTGTCATTCGATGACGCAACGCAACGCAAGGTAACTACGCGCGTCACTATTGAAGGCAAGGGTTCCGGTCTTTCTACTCTGTTTGTACGGCTTGGCGCGCGCAATTCAACTGAGGATAGCGCAGGCGTGGCATGGGGCGCATTTGTGCAGCGTAAAGCCGAAGGAAACGAATACGAGGTAGCAGGAAGGTTTATTTCTGTTGAGATTAGCAACAACACTTCCGCAGAGCCTTGGACAGTCTCGCGTATAACAATTGAAGCCGAATACGACGGAGAGTTTTAAATGCCGCTCATTAAATACATTAAGCAGCCGCTTAGTCCTAGTCTCGGCCAGTATACGGATGCTGAATTGCGTAAGATTGAAGCGTCAATTTTCAACCTTGTAGAGTCCGCCGATGCGCTGCAAACCGAAGTTGATGCAGTTGAATTAGAAGTTGATGCACTTCAGGAAGAAGCTTATTCAATTTCTGTTATGAAACCGTCCGATACTTCAACTGCAAGCGATAACACACCAAATGCAGATCCACATTTAGTGCTGCCACTAACAGCGGGTGTATGGGAGATTCAAAGCGGGTGCATTGCTAGTTGTGCTATCTCTGGAGTAGCGTTTGCATATAACCACATATTTAGCGCAACCATTCAATCGCCGCCAGTAAATTGCGGTATGGTTGGAAGTGTAGCGTCAGTCTATGATTCAGTTGTAGGACCGGGCGCAACTGCATTTACATTTGTATTAGTAGCAGTAACGCGCAAGACAGTTACGTTCAACTTCATCATAGAAGTTTTGACACCGGGCAATCTGGTTTTATTTTGGTCGCAAGGTGCGTCGAATGCAACGCCTGTAATCTTGCATAAAGGTTCATATCTTAGAGCACGGAGATTAATTTAACATGAGCGCATCATTAGGCGGTGGCAAAAGCAAGAGTAATCAATCCTCTGAGTCTGAAGGCTTTCAGCAGTCAGAACAGACTTCGCTTTCTACGTCGCAATCACAGTCACAGTCGCAGTCTAATCAGGACATTGCGTTTCGTGATCTTTATGCGGGCTTGTATGGTAATGCAACTGGTGCGGCCAATACTGCGGCTGCTAATGCAGGACAGTTAAATACAGCAGCGCAGCAATTGTTTACGGGAGGTAGTCAATTCCTTCAAGGGTTAGGCGGCGATGCAGGCTCGAATTATCTTGAGTCGCGCTTAGATAGTGATAATCCGGTACTGCAAGAGCAAATTTCTCAATTGCAGCAAGATACCGGGAGGTTATTCCGTGAGGAACTTAATCCAGCAATCACATCGCGCGCAGTTGGCGGCGGAACACTTGGCGGAGGTAGACAAGGCGTTGCGCAAGGATTGGCGGCGGAAGGCGCTGCGCGCGTATTCTCTCAAGGCGCAACGGCGCTACGTGCGGGCGACGTTGCATCGCGAGATGCTATCGCTCAATCAGTTGCTACAAATTCCCTTAATGCTGCGTCCACCGGACTAGGCGCGTTGCCATCATTGCTTGATGTATTACAGAAAGGGAACAATGCAGAATTAGGTGTCTACTCGAATCTGTCGTCAATACTTGGCGGCCCAACTACTCTTACACAGCAATCATCTGAATCTGATTCAAGCTCTCTTGCTGAGTCGCTTGCACGCGCATACGGTGAACAGTCAAGCTCAAGTAGTGGCAGCAGCCGCGCATGGAATTTTGATACCAGCGCGTCCCTTATCTCTCATTCATCCTTCAAGGAGAATATTGCGCCCGCGAACGGAGTCTTAGAGAAGCTTGCGCAATTGAACATCAACACATGGCACTACAAGGGCGATGCAGTTAAGCACATCGGACCAATGGCCGAACAGTTCCATAAACTGTTTAACGTTGGTGACGGCGTAACAATCAGTATTGCTGATATGCTTGGAGTGCTGCTTGGAGCGGTTAAGGAACTGGCAGAGGTGAAACATGGTTGAAGAAGTAACAGTGACAGATGAACGTACAGACCCTTACAGAAAGTCTGATGTACCGGGGCTGTCTCCATTACAAGCCGGCTTGCTATATGGTGCTGGTGGCGCTGCTATTGGCGGCCCTATTGGTTTGCTTGCTGGATTATTCGCGGGCGTTGTTGCAAAGCGCGGTAAAGAAAGCTATTTAGACCGTGTTGCACGTGATGTGTATAACACGCGTTCACGGTATCAAGGCGTGCAAGATGAAATCAAAACGGAACTTGATATAGCGGACCCCGATGAAGCGCGTTTGCTTCGATCTGCGCAACGTACTGCAACCGAAGGATGGCAGTTGCTGCAATCTGGCGACGAATCGGGTCGTGCGTTGATTGAGCAAGCAAACGAAACTATTCGCGGCATCATGAACTCTGACATTCAGGCGCGAAAAGCAGAGCAGGCCGCGCAATTCAACACACAGCGCGGGCTGATTACTACGGCCGCAACGTCTTTCCGCGATCAATATTCCACAACTATCAACCAAGCGCGTGAGGTAGATTCGCGAGCACAACGCGTGCTTGAGTTAGTTGCTGATCCTACGTTTGACACAGATAAACCATTTAGTAAGTCACTGCTTACTGAGCTTGTTTCGTCTAGTCTGGGAGGAATGTTTAAGGATGATCCTAACGGGCTGCTAAACGGGTTAGCTGAACTCGGCTCATCAGGTTCTGAAGTTGGCGCAATCGTTGCAGCGTTTGCGCGAGGTGGAAAGGCAATTGCTGACAAAGATGAATTCAAGATTTCACGCGAGGAATATAATAAGGTTGCCTTGAACATTCGCGAAGTTACAAAGCGATATGCGTCGCAGCGGTTGGGAGAACTACGGCAGCAGTCGGAAGGATTGAATGCATTCGGCAGACAAGTTGGAGCAATACCGCAAGACTACAATCTTGCGGACTATGTTAGCGGTGGAGTGAGTGAATTACAGCTTGCGCCTGCGGTTCCGGTTCCTACTAGACCGACTGCAAGCGCTCAACCTACAGTGAGGGCGCAGCCATGGCAGAACAGACAGCAACCAACAGCACCAGCAGCAACCGGACCAACGCGGAGAACACGACAGCAGTTGACAGCACCGGTTCTGTCAGACGATTGGTTCCGCGAACAGATAGGGATACCAACGCAGCGCCAAAGACGGCCAACGAATTGATAAAGGCGCTGTATGAGGGTTATGTATTTGCAACGCCTGAACAGTTCGCGCAGTTTCTTGACGACGGAACTTTTCAAATCTGGAAAGCCGGCAATATTTATGCGTTGGTTGAGTTTGTGGAAACCAGCTATGGAAAGACGTTAAACGTCTTAACTGTGACTGGAAGCAAGGAAGAATTCGATGTTGGTATTGCAGCGTTAGAACCCATTGCACGCATGAATGGCGCAAAGCTTATTTATAGCGTGGGACACCTCGGATGGGAAAAAGCAATGCAACGCCATGGCTATACTACTGAGCGCGTATTGCGCATGAAAAAGGTGCTTACATGATTCCTTTCCCTCGTATGCATATTGCGGAAAGTGTGCTCAACCGCATGCAAAACGCTATTGACGATACTATGCCGCTGTTTCCTTCATTCAATCCTGCGCCTGTTACGCCTGCTAGTCCAATTGCATTGGGCCAGCAAATAGAAGAACAGACAGAAACGCCCGCGCAACCGGTGGGCATGCCCGAAGATCCGATTGCAGCGGGCGCAGCGGAGGAATCTATTTTTGGTGGGAGTCCGCTTGCTGGCGCAGTAGATGCACAGTTTGAGGGTTAATCTTCAATGCCCTTGCACTTTCTTGCGAGCGCGCATGAATTAGGTGTAAGGCATGGTGCATTCAAACAAAAATCGGCAGTGCGCGCGTGATAGCGTTTCAATTCGCTATCACACTGCGCGCACATGCCACTAACTAAAAGTGCAATGTACTTACCGCAATAAATACACGGCGATTTTGTCATGTTGGCCGTCTCCCGGTGTAGCCTGTCAATCGCCATGCACAATAAGGACCGTTGTATTCGCAACGTGGTTCACGACGCATCAAGCGCATAAAATCATGTAGAGCTTTCTTTTGCTCAACTGCGGACGCAGAAGAACGCGCAGCAATTATTGCGCGTGATTCCCTGCTAATGCGTATTTGTTTCATGCTTCCCCCATGATTCGTTCAACAAGACGGGCGGCAGACCGACCGCCCGACACATCGGACTTCGCAAGCGCTACAGACACAGCTTCCGCACGCGCACGAGGCGACTTGATTTCTAGGGTGTCGCACTTGTCTAGTGTCACACGCGCGATCTGTTGCAGCGGACATTCAGCGATAGGGATTCCCATATAAACCTCCATAAAAAAAAAAAAAATGTACGGCTCTACTTGTTACAGTAGAGCCGCACAATGAGCCGATTAGAACGGATTACGCTTGAAAGGCTTCGCGCCGCATCGAAAAAGTTTCGGAGGGTCTGACTCTTCATCGCGCGCTTCACCGTATCCAGTGAATTCGATAAAGATATCGTCGCCCGCGTCTGTTTCCTCAAACAGCCGAATAAGCCCGCTAGACTTCCAGACAGTAACCTCACCAATGTCCTTATCGTTTACAGAAAAACACTCCGCTTGATATTCCTTTGGAGTCCCGCGCGCAAAGGTCATGTCCTTTGTTTCCCCGCGCACGCCCTTGATAACTGGATTCTTTTCGTGATCCCAGTTAGGGGCGTATTCAATCACCTTGTAACCATCAGGCAATTGAATAGGCTTACCAACGCCGCTGCGGCGAACGGTCTTTGCTTTCTTTACAGCTTTACGAGATGCCATGTTCTAAATCTCCACAATGATGCACGTAATTAACGCCTACGTGCGCGACGATTGGCGGACTTCCGCCGATACGTTGGAACGGCTTCAATATAGCCATTGTCTACTAACCATTCATATAAACGCGGAGCGCTTTCAGGACTTCGCCGCCGCATTCGATCACTACCCGGCAAGTCTGAGAAGCGCTTACCGCGTTTAGCATTGCGGCGCGATTTTCCGCCGCCGCGTCTACCTCGCGTTGCCATCTGTTAACCTCCAACAAGTTTTACAAAGATATAGCCAATCATAGCTAAGATGATGAACGCGACCGCTGCAACTGGTACAGCAACACAAACAAGAATGAATTTAATCATGATTGATCACCTTGAAAGCTTCGATGTTTTTCACCTTGCGACCTTCAATAACGAATTTGTTAGGTGCTTCTTTGCGCTTAATCGCAGTCTTCAGCTTTAACGGCTTATTCGTTTTATATTCACGCAATGTAGACACTAGCATTTGTTCAAGGTCTACAACGCGGCCTTGGAAACCATGCCGCGCGCATTTGAGTATGTGTCGTCCCTCAAATACCTGAGACGGATATGTATCTTCGGTTTCTTCGTCGGTATAGAAGATATAAAGCTTATTTCTGAATAGGGCCAAATCTCCATAACCTTCTGCAACGAAAGATCCAAGCTCTTTACGAGCCGCGCCCTTGTGTCTTCCCGGTGCGAATATTCCATCAGTTGCTGTATGGAGAGCTTTAAATTTATGTTCCTGCACATGCATAACACTCCGAGTGTGGCCTGTTGTAAGACTTGCTCCGAATGGGTGGTATAAACCACCCGCGCGTTTGATCTTTACTAGCTTGCCATCTACTAACGTAAAATCCGGGCTTGTCTGTATTAGCTTCCCGGTCGGAGCATTCAACACGATTTTATTCATGTATCGCATGATAGGATCAACTGCTACAGCTTTTTCATGGTAGAAGTGATCGGCAAACGCCTTGAATGGCGAATATCCGTCTTCGCAATCCCGATCATAAAGAAAACCTTTTATTTTTGAGAGCCGTACTTCGCCAGTTTCTAAGGCTTGGTTTAACTCAAATCCTGTAACCCAATTATTTTCAAACCGACCATGCAGCGGCTTAAAATTATGATTGAACAACGCAGGCCAGTCGCATGCGTCTGCACGCCCCGATATGCAGTAAACGCCTATGTTATCAACAGCCTTGATTTTACTAGCTGCACGCGATTTGAATTCTTTATATCCAAGCGGATTTGAAAATGCAGGCAGATGCGTCCACGCAGTTGAATAGGCGCTAGACAAGTCTAACGCTGTAACATTCGTATGCCATGCGGGCGATGCATTCGGCCGCACGCGATTGACTCCACCGTGATAACTTGCCGCAGCGCCTGCCATCCATTCATATAACTGCGGCTGATAAATATCGTCGCGCATGTAGTGCCTACGAAATGCAGCGGCGGCCATACTAGCTAGAGATATCTGCGGCTCTACGTCTAGTTCCTCATGAAAACGTTCGATTGCTTCGCCTAGATGATAAGCGACAACCGCATCACGCATTGCGTATTCAACAAAGTTATCGTCCTTCGCTGTGTACATAGTGTTGCCCAATCCAATAGGCCGCACCAGCTTTGGCAAGTCTGGACAGATTAGTGCGCCTGCCTTTTCCAGCGATGTCTGAAACCACAACATAGAATCAATTAACTCTATATATCTCTCGCCGTCTTCAAACGTTGCAAATACAGGCTTGGAATATCTGCCGTGTATTTCCCAATCACCAGCGCGCAAATCAATAGTTCCATCGCGCATCTTTGCACGTTGTTCCCATAGAGCGCTCAACATATCAAATTCTAAATTGTGCCCATACATGCGGTAGTGCCCAGGCCGCAACCGTTTAAGCTGGCCTAGAAAAACATCCATAGACCGGCGCTTGCCAATAAAAAGACAACCATTAAAACGTCCACCTATATGCGGTCCACCGTAAAACTGTAGAGTTATCGGCGGACCTTGCAGTGTTTCACTGTCGAACCCTAGAACCTGGATTCGACCGCGTTTAAAGTTTCGCGCTCTAGTGTGTTTCACGCTTACGCGCTCTGGAATTAAATGTGATCCGTACACCGCGCACCCCGTTATCATCAACGCATATAAACAGATCGCCGGTTCTAATTGGCGTTACTCGTATGGTTGTTGTAGTCCATCCATAAATACAAATGTCGGCGCCGCTCTTTAATTCATCCGCCGACTCAAACGCAATTTCGCGCCACTCTTCATAGCTATGCGGATCTTTGCCACCGTACACGTAATACGTGTTAAGAGTATAAAATCCGTTTTCGTCTTCCGTATAGATATAAAGACAAACCGCGTTATGCATCTCTTCAATGCCGGCTCTATAACCTTGTTGAGTAGCGGACAAGAATCCGTCTTTATTTTTATAAAGGCTGCGCACTAAGCGATCAAGCAATAGTGCGCCATCATCGGAAATAATCTCATCCCATTCTGGAATAAAATCAGTCATCGTCATTCTTTGCGCTGAATGAGCTGAACTGAATCAGATACGGGCATATCTGTGTCGCTCTTTTGTGTGCGTGAACGTGTGCGCTTGTTGCTGCGTTTATTTCCTTTCTTGCTAACTCCAACCTTATTGCTGCGTCGTGCAGATCCTGCAAGGCGCTTAACTGCTGGTCTGTCAACTTCGCCATTTGATAAATCCTCCAGCTTCCAATGTTGATCCCACGTCTTGCGATACACAGCGGGCAATTCTCCCGATGACTCCCAACGCGACACAGATGCTTGCGTAGTGCAAAGGATTGCCGCTACTTCAGCCTGTGACAACTTGCGAGTTTCCCGCGCGGCTTTCAGATCGAACGCGGAAACCTTTTCTCTACGCATACAAACAACCTCCAGATAAAAAGATGCCCACGTCTTAGGTGGGCAAAAGAACGCAGCGGGGATACTGCGTTTTACAAGCTGAACTTCTCCCGCTTGACAGTCTTAGCGCCCGGCTTCTGCAAGCCGTTTACGATGCGGTCATAGATCGGCTTGAGCGCTGCGATAATCTTCGACGCCTGTTCATCAGTCCAAGCGTATGCAGTTGTGTCGCAGGCGTTTTCCAGATTCTTCAAAGCACGAATTGAAGCGTCAGCGCGAATGCTGGCAACTTCCTTGAACCGCACAAGCTTCAGGTTTTGTTTTGCAACGGTCTTTTCCTGATCGCTGCTTGCGTTCTTCATCGCCGTCATTGCGGCTTTGCGAGCGGCGGACAGTTCTTTCTTCGCGCGGGCTTTCTTTGCATCGGCCATTTTCGTAATCCTCATAACGTTATGAATTGCGATAGTGCAATCCAGCTTGCGCACTCGTGAGAGCACGCAAGGTGCATTCACTTCGTAATTATCACACTTTCGAAAAAGCTAGTCTGCTGCTCTACGCCTGAAGCTGGCGCGCACAACTTCGCCCATGTTTCAAGAATGGTAAAAAATTCAGGCGTGCTCATCGTCGGCGCTTCCACATCTACGGCATAGAGAAACGCCTGCATCGGATGCATAAGAAATTCTTCGACAGCCGAATACGCCGTTGTCAAGACAAGCATGCGCGTGGCAACTATCTCCAAGTCATTGCGCAATTTCGTCATGTTGATTGCTTCGCGCTGCTTTACGAAAGACGGCTTAGAGTAATCAGCGCGCTTGCTTGCTTCTTCAAGTGCATGTCTCATCATGTCTGACATATCAATCACCTCTGTTCAAAGAAAGGACGTTCACACTCACCTTGCATCGTGTAGCGCTCGCATTCGCGCCACGTTGAAACGTTGCTGCACCCTGCAAGTACAAGTGCAAGCACAATCAAACCCCATACAACGATTGAGTAAGCCAGCCCGCGCAACACTCCGCGAGCTGCATTCAGATCATCACGCACAGGCGTTCCCTCCATCTACTCAACCTTACAACGCAAGCGCAGCTTATACGCTATGGATAACGATTGCAACACTGATCCTTTATACAGTCCGCATACTGTACATTCATCCAGTACTTTGGCACAGCATATGATACGTATGATATGTACTGAATGTAAACACAGTAGTGCAATAGTACTATATGCCATCACGCGCAAATGCCTATAATCATAGCGTTTGATAAGTCAACACTATGCACCACTATAACTATGCATCAACCTAGTCGCATCTAGGCGCGCGTAAGTGTGTAGTACTATTGCTAACCTACCTCGCAAACCCCTATAAAACAAGCACCCCAGGGGCTGGATGGATATACAGTCGAGAAATTTTTGTGTGAATCCTC